GATACACGTGTGTGGTAAATTGGATGGTAGATATTCGATAGGAGACAGTCCATGCGAATTTCGGCGATAGTGGCGGGGGCATGCTGGCTGAGCGTCGTGGCCTTGCCGTGGCTGGTGGTGCTGGGAATTGCAGAATATGACTGGCGCAGCGGGGCAGCGCTGGCGCTCTGGCTGCTGCTGGGGCTGATCAGCGGCAGCATCGGCAGCCGGTATGCGCCGCGCGGCACGAGGACAGCATGAGCGTACTGGGAAGGGTCGACCGGGTGATGGGCGCTTTTGGCCTGGCGCCCAAGGCGGCAGCAAGTCGCCGCCGCGGCCCGGACCTGCCGGGCTGGTGGGGCACGATTGGCGAGCAAGGCGCCTGGGGTGAGGGCATCCCTGACCCGAGCATCTATGCCAATCAGGCGCAGCGCTATGTCACCTCGCCGGCATTCTATGCTGGCGTCAACCGGATTGCTGAAGCTGGCGCCACGACCCGCTTTGTGGTTCGGGCAGGCCTGGCCGATGACGCGCCCGAAATCCCTGACCATGAGTTCCTGGCGCTGCTACGCCGGCCGGCGCCGGAAATGGAATGGCTGTCGCTCGACCGCTTCACCCTGATCGAGAGCACCCTGGCCAGCCTGGCCATCACCGGCAACGCCTATCTCTACCTGGGTGGACGCCCCTCGCCCACTGTCCCGCCCACTATGCTACTGCCCCTCCGCCCTGACCGGCTGGCGCCAGTAGCCGACAAGTTGCACGGGGTCGCCGGCTATACCTACACCATCGGGTATACCGAGTGGCCGCTCAGCGTCGCTGATGTGCTGCACATCAGACGCTTCAACCCATTGAACGATTTCGTCGGCCTGTCGCAGGTCGAGCCGGCTAACTATGCGCTGGCCACCGACCTGGCCGCCCAAAAGCACAACTGGGCCACGTTCAAGAACAGCGCTCGCTTGTCGGTGGTCCTGGAGAGCGACCAGGCCAACGTCACCAAGGATGACCGGGACTTGATGGAGCAGTTCTGGCGCGACACCTATACCGGCGACCCGGAGAAGGCGCACCAGGTAGCATTCCTGTGGTCGGGATTCAAGGCCCGCGACCTGGGCATGAACCTGCGGGATGCCGAGTATGTCGAGGGCCGCAAACGCAATTTGTTGGACACCCTGATGGTGCTCGGTGTGCATCCCGGTTTGCTGATGGCCGAAGACGTCAACCTGGCCAACGCCAAAACCGCCGAATACTTATTCGCCAAGTACACACTTACACCGCTGCTCACGCGGATTGTCAATCGTTTCGATGCCGAGATCCTGCCATTGTACGGCGAGGGCCACACCCTGCATGCAGTAGACGTGGTGCCGCGTGACGAGTTATACGAGTCGCAGATTGCCCAGGCGCGGGCCGTGGCCGTAGTGCAACTGGTCAACGCTCTGGGGTCGGTCGAAGGCGTGGCGGAGGCCAAACGGCAAAACTTACTCAGTGCGGAAGCGCAGGCGGCCGATTGGACGGCGGCTGTGCCTGGCGCGCCGCACACAGCCGAGACCACGCCGGCCGAAGCGGCCGCGATCATCGAGGCGGCCGCGCGGATGTTGGCGCAAGGGAGTTGACGATGGCCACCGACTTGCAGCGTTGGGGTGAGCGCCAGATTGCTCTTCTGGTCAGCCTGGGGCGCAGCCCGCGCGATGCCGAACGCTCGATAGCCTGGGTGCTCAAGATGTTGCCACCGGGCGCGGACCCGGATCACTGGCTACCCACCGCGGACGAACTGGCCAGCACGGCCGATATTACTGCCGGTGACATTGCCGACGCCCGCGCCGACTGGTACGCCAGTCCAGACGTGCCGCCGCAGTTCAAGCGCATCCTGGACGCCCGCGCCGATGCCTGATGTAGCGACCTATTTACCCGGCTACACCTGGAGCGCGACTGTCCAGCGCTATCGCAGCTTGAAGACCGGCCGCTTTGTGCCCCGGGCGCAAATCCTGGGTCTGCTGGATAGTCACGTCACAGCCAGGCAAGAGTACCTGGCGACGCTGACCCGGCAGGTCTTGGAGAATAAACTACCCGCGTCCACCTGGCTGGCTGAGATGCGGGTGGAGCTCAAGCGGCTGCATATTTGTAATGCTGCTCTGGGGGCCGGCGGCTTCGACCGGCTGACGCCGCGGGACTATGGCCGGATTGGCGGCCATCTCAATTTCGAGTACCGGCGCCTGGCGAGTTTTGCCGACGACATTGCCAATGGCAAAGTGTCACTGGCGCAAGCGCTGAACCGGCTGAACATGTACATGGGCGGCGCCCGACGGGAGTTCTTCGAGGCCGAAAAGGACCGGCGGCTGGCGCAAGTCCGGCTCGGGGTAGTGGAGATTGGCCGCCGGCTTTTAGGCGCTGCGGAACATTGCGATGACTGTGTGCGCTACTACGAGCAAGGTTGGCAGTATGCAATTGACGTACCGGTGATCGGCGATAGTCAATGTGACGGCAACTGCCGATGTTCCGTGGAATGGCAGACCGTTCCGGCCGATGAGGTGGGCGCCTGGTTGAGGACCAAGCGATGACCCGGTACCTGGAATGGGACTATGGGCGCAATACCGTAACCGAGTATCGGCGCGAGGGCGAGTGCAATCAGTGCGGCGAGTGCTGCCCATGTTGTGTCAGCACTGGCCCACCGGCCTGCATGACTTGTTGAATCTGCCGCGTTGTGGATACCATTTCGTGGCAGTGAAGAGTTGGGATATAGATGCCAGCCCAGAACCTGTGGACCATTGACCCGGATGGCTATCTGCTGACGCCATCGGGCGCTAAGGCCGCCCGCGTTACAGCCAGTGTGTTGTGGCTATACGACAAGTGCACCGGGGCCGAACTGCCGTTTACGCTGGAGGATTGGTGGACGGTGACGCAGACGCCAGATGCCCATACCAGGGAAGTGCCCTTCGATGACACGGCGATGTGCGACAACTGCGGGGCAACCGGCGCCTTTGATTTCATGGGCGACTGTCTATGTCCGCATTGCCTGTATGCCGGGGAAAACCGATCCATAAAGGACTTTCTAAGAAGCTGTAGAGAAGTAAATTCCACAAGCGGGCATGGTCAGGAGACCGGCCCGAGCGCGTCTGGTTGATACTAACATTTCCGAATTCGTCGTCGGGCAGCGGTTCTTTTTTTGTTTTTCGAGGTGGACCATGAATGACACAAATTTACCGATTGAGCCAGGTGTCGAGGCGCAAGCTACCGAAACACAGGCCATCGAACCGCCCAAGGCGGCTGTTACCAAGACCGAGGCTGACGGTGATCACCCGGCCAGCCACTACCTGGTCGTCGAGGACCCGGAGCACCCCAGCACGTGGCATTTGCGAGTGAGAGACGCTGATGGGTCCATAAACCACACGCTTCTCGGTGGAGCCTGGGCCGCCTTGCATGAGGGGTATCGCGGCAACCGCTACGAGGGACCGGACAAAGCGGAGGCGTTGCGCAAACTCAAGAAACTCTATGAGCAAGAGGAAATGCCACTCCCGACCGCGGCCAAGATGATCACCTTCCACCTGGCACTGGAAAAAGCGTTCGGCGACCCGGATGACCCGACCACCCTGCTGATCGAGGGCTACGCCAACACCGGCGTTGTGGACCGGACTGGCGACCGCATCATGCCTGACGCGTTCCGGGCCGGTCTGGCAGCCTTTATGAAAAACCCAGTCGTGCTGTTCATGCACGACCTGCGCCAACCGGTCGGCAAGGTGATCGAGGCCACCATCGACGACGTCGGCCTGCGCGTCAAAGTGGCAATCGACAAAACGCTGGAGTGGGGCGCCAAGGCCGCCGACATGATCGGCAAGGGCATTCTGAATGCCTTCAGCGTGCGAGCGATCAACGACCTGGCCGCGGGCTATATCGACGCCAACGGCGTGCGCAACATTTCCAACTGGGACTTGCGGGAAATCAGCGTCGTAACGGTGCCGGCACACCAACAGGCGCTTTTTTCGATAGCCAAAGCGTTGAGCTGCGGCACGGACGTGATGGAAAACGAAAGCGATCAGTTACCGGCTCCTGTAACGGGGCCGAGTGGAGGTAAAGCAATGGACGGACAAGAGAAAGCGCCTGAGGAGCAGGTGCTCAACATCGAGGAAGTGGTGGCGAAGGCCCTGGCGCAACGGCCCGCGCCGCAGGTGGACACGAATGCCATCGCTGAACAAGTCATGCAGGCCCTGGCAGCCAGGCAGAAGGTGGCCGATGACCTGGCCGCAGCCAAGGCTGCGGAGAAAGCAGCCTGGGAGGCTGAGCTGCGCAAGCAGTGGACGGCCGAACAGCAGAAGGTGGCCGCCAAACAAACGCTGCCGTTCCCGGTGGCCGATCTAGGCGACACCAAAGACCCTGGCGCGCAGGCCATGCGCCAGTTGCACCAGATCATTGTCAGCTCGAAGTATGACCGACTGGGCGACTTGGATCTGTTGCAGCGCTACTATCTGCAGAGCCGGGCCGCCAAGACCGGAGCCGCCCCGCGGCCATCCGAACAGTTCTATCGGGCGACCATGGTCCGGGCGGCCAAGTTCATGAACGCCACCGACGATGTGTTGGTGTGGGACGCGACGCCAGGCGCTCGTCCTCGCAGAGAAGCGCGGCCGGCCTTCGACCCGGCCGTCGCCCGGCCATTTGTGGCTGGTGATGAGGACCGCGGCGACATCCTGGGCGTCGACGGCAAAGTGGTGATGCGCGACGTACGCTTCACCGACAACGTCAGCGCCAAGGGCCTGGCGCAGCTCCTGGAGATCGGCGCCAAGAGCGACGAGCTGGTCTACTCGACCCAAACCAGCTATGGTGATGAGTGGGTGCCAACCCTGATGTCGGCGATCCTCTGGCGCACCATCCGGCTGAATGCCGCGGTGCTGCCGCTGTTCGATCAATTCGACATGCCGAGCCAGCCGTATGACTATCCCCGCGAGAGCACCGACCCGACCTTCTACAAGGTCGCGGAAGCCACCGATGAGAGTCAGTTGGTAGTCGGCGCGCAGACCTTCCCGGACAGCAAGCCGGGCACCGCCAAGACCACCTTCAGCGCCGGTAAGTTGGGCGCCTTGAGCTACTGGTCAGAGGAGATGGGCGAGGACAGCCTGATCGCCACCGAGCCGCAACTGCGCAATCAGTTCGGCGTTGCGATGGCGCATGCCATCGACAAGCTGCTCATCCACGGCGACGAAACGGCCGGCGCCTCGGAGACCGGCAACATCTCCTACTATGGCTCCAGCGTCGGCACGACCCGTGACATCCTGGTGATCGACGGCCTGCGCCATGAGGCGCTGGTCACGACCACCACCGACAAACGGGACGCGGGCACGTTGACCATCGACGACGTGGGCGCCACGCGGGCCCTGATGGGCACGGCCGGTGTGAACGGGGCGGACCCATCGCAGATGGTGATCATCTGCGATGTACCGACCATGCTGAAGTTCGGCGGGCTCAGCGAAGTGCTGACGGTCGACCACTTCGGCCCGCTGGCCACCGTCCTGACTGGGCAACTCGGCTCGATCATGGGCGTGCCGTTGATCCAGTCGCAGGACTACGGGCTGACCGACACCAGTGGCTACGTCAACGGGACGGCCGGTTCCAACACCGTCGGCTCCTTCCTGGTGGTCAACCGCCTGGGAGTCAAGATCGGCTGGCGACGTCGGCCGCGCATCTACGTGGGCCAGGTGCCGTTCTCGGATGCCTGGTACGTGATGGGTTCGGCCCGCTTTGACTTGGGTCTGTTCGGCGCAGGCATGGTTGGACTTTCCTACAACATAACAGTTTAGCAAGTTATGTTGTAGACGCAATGCGCTTACCGCGGCGGCTGGCTGGCTGGGCAGCCGCCGCAGGAGGGACTGCATGAAGATTCGGATGCTGCACGATCGGCAGGGCTGGTTCTGGCCGGTTGCGCTTTACGCTGGCCAGGAACACGACCTACCCGAAGACGTGGCGACTTATCTGATCGAGATGGGAGCCGCTGAGGCAGTTGCCCTGCCGGACGATGTGACGCCCGCGCCTGAAAAGCCTGCGGCCCGCCGGCGTAAGGCGGTCTGATGGCCGTCCGGGATCGCCGCTGGTACGTCAGCCTGGACGCGCTCAAAAACGAGCTTGGTATCACTGCTACAACACACGACGCCAAGCTCAAGCGCTACATCGAGCGCGCCAGCGCTTATGTAGAACGGGTCACTGGCCGGACCTTCCACCCGGTGACCGCGACGCGTTATTTCGACGCGCCGGTTGGCACACCGCGCGGTGCGCTCTATTTGGGCGACGACCTGCTGAGTGTGACCAGTATCACCGACGACGGCGGGGCGTTGACGGCGACTAGCTACTTCCTGTATCCGCTCAACCGCCCGCCTTATCGGCGGGTGGAGCTGCTGGCGACCAGCGACACCTGGACCTTCACCGATAGCCGCCAGCAGGCCATCATCATCGTAGGTACCTGGGGCTACAGCGCCAGCTATGACGACACCGGGGCCACCCTGAACGGCGCGCTCAGCTCAACGACCGCCGCGACCTTCACGGCCAGCGATGGCTCCCTGATCGAGGTCGGTTGGAGTCTGCTGATCGACAGCGAGCAGCTGTTCGTGACGGGCGTCAGCAGCAATACCGTGACCGTCCAGCGCGGCAACAATGGCACAACCGCCGCCACGCACAGCACCGGCGCAACCATCTATCGGTACGTGCCGGAGCCGGACGTGACCGAGGCGGTCGTCTTGCTGGCGGCACTTTGGTATCAGTGGCGGGACGTGGGCGGCATCCAGAGCCAACGGATCGGCGACTATGCCGTAACTTACGTGGACGGCTGGCCGGTGCCAGAGATCGTGCGCGACACGCTGGCCCGGCTGACGCCGCTAGTGTAACGAGGAGCAACTGACATGGAAAAGCGTAAACTTCAATATCTGCTGATTGGCATCACCCTGATCGTGGCGCTGATTGGCTCGTACTTCGGGATCTCTCTGCCCACGCCGCCGATTCCCGAGCCGGGAGTTGCTGGCGGTGTCATCGAGCACGGCGGCGTCCTGGACGCTGGCGGCGATGGCTTCCAGAGCTGGGGGGGTGACCTGACGCTCTACAGTGACGCAGGCAGCACCCAGAAATTCGCGGTCACCGGCAGCAGTGGCAACACGACCGTTGCGGGCACGTTGGCGGCGGCCGGCGATGTGACGGCTAGTGCTGACACTACAGGCGGTAACGCCCTGGCGATCAACCAGTTCATCGGCGTGCCCCGCATCGATCTGCGCGGTCTCGGCACGATGGCAAGCGGCGTCACGAACACCGTGATCGTGGACATCGGCGACAGTGAGACACCGGCCACGGACTGGCTGGCCATTGACGCCGATACCGTGATGTCAAATGACAGTTCGTTTTACCGGCAAGGCACAGCCTCGCTCAAGATGGCTGTCGCTACCACTGCCGATGCGACCGACGGCGCAACCAACACCCTGGCCACCGGAAATCAGGACTGGACGGATGACGAATCGGTGGGGATGTGGCTTTACTCCACTGTAGGCCTGACAGCTGGGGACCTGGTGTTCATCGTCACCGACTCAGTCGCGGCAGATACCAGCACGAACATTCCGGCGGTAGTCGCCAACACCTGGACGTGGGTAGAGGTTGATATCAGTGGGATTGCCAACGCCAGCAAGGACGTGCTGACCGATGTGTCCATCGAGCTCTCGGCCGCTGGGGCGGCCGTGGCTTTGGGCGCGGCATTCGATGTCTACATCGACTTCGTAGTCAAGTGGGATGGCGCTGAAGAGGAGACTCTCGGCCGGGCGATCCTGCAAGACGGCGTCATGTCAGTGGTGGTGGTGGACGCCACGACCACCGGGGCAGGGAGCGTCAACCTGGTCGAGTATACGGATTACTTTGTCCACTACCAGGCCAGTACAGACGCGATTGTGATGATTACCGATCAATCAGACGCCGATAAGGTCGGTCTGGCGCTGGTGGCGTACTAGCCGCGGCGCAAATAGCTTGCTAGGCGGCCTGTGGGCGGGTGGCAGCGTTCCTCCTTCGCGCACCACCCGCCCGGACCGCTATCTCTACCGGGAGAGTTGACACATCAACTACCAACGGCTAAAGTCGTGGGCTTCCTTGAAAGGATGATAAAGGATCGTGAGTGCAATCGCGGCGCTGCTGACCAACACGGCCACGCTGCTGCAGGCCGGGTCTACGACCGACTACGGCAACCCGGCGCCGTCGTGGACCAGCGGCACGACCTCGACGGCCGGCATTGCCGGCCGCCTGATGCCAATCGGCGGACAACTGGCCGTAGAGCTGGCCGCCGAACAGCCATCTGGCGCGGTGATTGCGGACTATGTCTGGTACATGGCTTACGGTGATGCGCCGGCCGCGCTGCTGGCATTCGGAGTGTCCGATATGTTCCGGCTGACTACGGTCTGCGACGCCAACGGGACCAGTCTGGACGCCGGGCCATTCGATGTGAAGGCCATCGATGACCAGGCCGGCGCGCAGCACCATTTGCGGGTGCTGCTCTCGAGAATCGGTTAGGCAAGATGGACCAAAAACATACTGAGGAGTGAACTGAAATGCGGGTCACGGCACGCGTCGAAGTCAACTTGCGCACTCGGGAGGTAAAGGCGCGCGGGGCTGGCTTTGCGCAAGAATTTGCGAATGCGATAGCTGAAAAGGCGGCTGAGTTTGCGCGGCGCAACGTCGCGCCTGGTCGCGGGCCCGGTCCCCATCCGCACCGGCCACAAAGCCCGCATATTGACACTGGTGAATTGATGCGCTCCATCCAGGTCAAAGAGCAGCCGATGGGTTTTCTCAAGACGGCTATCATTTGGACCGATGTTCCATATGGCGCCCACCTGGAGTACGGATGGACTACTCGGTCAGGGACGCATTGGCGTTACCCGTGGTGCCTGCCGGCGGTGGAAGAGGCGCGGGCTTACGCCGCAGTTATCGCTCGTTCTACGGCGCGGCGCTGGCTATCAGATGAGGGTTTTGTGCAGGCCGGCCGCGTCAATCTGGTGGCGCCAACGACGGCGACTTTCTTCCCGGAGTTTGATTGATTATGACCACGCGACTCGATAGCGACTCGATAATGTATGGGTATTTGACTTCGGTCACCGCCCTCATGACAGCGACCGGCAATCGTATCTACGGCCCGCCGCTGGGCGTGCCGGCCGGCATCACTGAACCCAAGACGTTCATCAAGTTTTCGTGCGATGGTGGACCAGGGCACCCAGACATTCCGATGTCCAGCGAGAGGTTTTCTTTTTCCTGCTATGGTTCCAAGCAAAGTGAGGCCCAGAGCGTTTTTCGAGCACTATTCGATGCGCTGCATCGGGTGGGCCGGCAGGAAGTGACCATTTCTGCCGGCGTGACGGCCTTGCTGCGCCGGGCGGACCTGGAGAGCGGACCGATGGACTTACCTGAACCAGAGTTGGGTTGGCCACGAGTGGTGTGCGCGTTCCGAGTGGTCTTCATGGAAAGAGCTCTTTAGTAATGGATATTCGAGATAGTATATGGAAACGATGAACACGAGACACGTCATCACCTGCTGCGCCTGGAACCGCCCGGCCTACACCGCGCCGATGCTGGCGCACCTGGGGGCGTGCGAAGGGATTGGCGCCTACCGGCTGCTGGCGTTCATCGAGCCGGGCTGTCCGGCGGTGGCGGATCTATTTGCGGCGGTGGACTTCTGCGAGTGCCAGGTGACGCACAACTCCGAACGGCTGGGCGTCAACCACAACACGTACCAGGCTCTGGCGGCGGGATTCGCTGTGAGCGACTACGTGATCCACGTCGAAGACGACGTGCTGCTGGCGCCGGACGCGCTGGTCTACTTCGAGCACTGCCGGCAGGTGTACGCCGCTGATCCGACTGTCTACACGGTGACGGCCTATCATCAGACGGTCAGCTTGCCGGAGCCGTCTGACTGGCACAGTCTGATCCGGGAAGCCTGGTTCAGCCCGTGGGGCTGGGCCACCTGGCGAGATCGGTGGCTGGAAGCGCCCCGCGGCTTGTGCCATACCTGGGTGCCGGAAGCCTACCAGTTTTGGTGGGACAGTTGGGTCCACAAGCTCTTGCGCCGGAGCCGGGACCAGGTGGCGCCGCTACTGAGTCGGGCGCAGAACATCGGCGCCGCAGGGGGCGCTCACGTGCCATCGGCCGACTGGCACGCCAGGCGCCAGCATGTTCGTTATTGGGCTGGCGACTACACCGTGCCAGCCGGCATGTTCGGGGAAGCTACAGCAAAGGAGGCAGTATGAAATCTATCGATATAGCCGAATTATTCTCCGAAATCGAGAAGAACTGGGCAGCCGATGCCGGGCAGCAGGAGGCATTAGAGGCAATGAGTAAGCGTGTACAAGAAGCAATCTTCCCGATGGCCATCGCCGTGGGCACTTATTATGCGGTGTTGATGACATCTATGCCGGAGACCATGGCGGCCGAATTGAGTAAGGCATTTGCTCATGATCTGTTCAGGTTGCACGAATAAAAGCATACCAATCATCGTTAGGGAGGCGGCGGCATGACCATACTGGGAGGGCTGGGGCTCTTGGCGCTTGGCTGGCTGGCGGGCATCGGTACAGCGCTATTGATTGGCACGCGCTACCAACGCAAGCAGCGTACACGCCAGCGGGCGCTTGTCGAGGCGGCAATGACGAAAGTTCAGACTGAATTTGTCGAGGCGCTGACTAAGGCGGCTGCCACGGCCACGGGCAAGCTATCCATCCCGCAGGGGTATACGCAGTGAGCGCGCTGCTCAAGATCGCCTGGGCGCCATTTGCCGGGGAAGGCGAGCCGAGCGGCTACTCGGTGGTCACCCGCGAGTTGCGGCTGGCGTTGCAGCAGGCCGGAGCCGAGATCATCGGGCCGTACCGCTGGGATTGGGACTGCGTAGTTGCCGTGTCACTGCCGACGGCCTGGGCCGTGACTGAGGCCGGCCGACCGGACGTGTGCTGGCACACGATGTTCGACATGCAAACATTGCCGGCCGCCTGGCTGCCAATCTTGAACCGCTGCGGCCTGGTTTGGGTACCGTCGCAGTGGTGTCAGGAGATGTTTGTCGAAAGCGGCGTCACGGCGCCTATCATGGTTGCGGGCTACGGCGTCGATCAGACGACCTTCTACTCGATCAATCGCCGCGACCGGGCCGGCCCGTTGCGCTTTCTAGCCTGGGGGGCGGGACTGGTGGGGCGCAAGAATGTGTTGCTGGCCGAGCGGGCGTTCCAAGCAGCCAGCCTGCCGGCTGACCAGGCGCTCTTGGAGATCAAGGTCAACGCCGGCGCCAGCGCCGATTATATGCTGGATGCAGACCGCCAACCGAAGACCAATGTGAGCGTGCACAGCGCCGATTGGACGCCGCGCGAGTTGGCCGATTGGTTGCGTTCCGGCGATGTGCTACTCTACCTGTCCGGCGGCGAGGGATTTGGATTGCAACCGTTGGAGGGCATGGCCACTGGCCTGCCGGTGATCTGCGCGCATAATACCGGCATGACCGAGTACCTGACGCCGGAGACCGCGCTGCTGGTCGAGACCGCCGGCTACCAGGTCAGCGCGAGCTATTCGATTCGTTTCGATATGACAGCCTTGCAGTGCCGGCCGGATTTCGACCAGACGGTTGCCCACATCCGCTGGTGCGCAGAGCACCGGGAGGCGGCCTACGTCATCGGCGAACGGGCCGCTCAGGCCGCCGCGGAGTGGACCTGGCTGCGCGCGGGACAGGTGGCGCTGAAACAGTTGGAGGCGCGCTATGGGTGAGCCAGATACCCTGCTCTGGCGTTTTCTGCTGGTCTTGCGCCGGGCGCTCCTGATGATTGTGCGTTTTATCGAAGAGGAGCAGACTCAGCGCTCTGCCGACTAACACAAATTGACATGCCCACGCTGCGCAAGCAGCCTCGGCCCGCAACCTGGCCCTGATACGCCCAGGTGAGCGGGCCTTTCTTTTGCGCCAGACGGCAATTGGGCCGTTTGACATAAGGCCAGGGATTGTGACCAACGGTGCCGGCCGCTTGGACGCATGACCGACCAAGGCAACCCAGGAGGTAAGCACGATGGGCGGAATTTCAAGTAGCACGAGCAACTACATTCTGTAAATCCTTTGCAGCGCTGATCGGTAACGGTCAGTGGAAAACCGGGTGAATTGCGGGAAACCTAAACGCAAGCGCGCAGGGCAATCCGCAGCCAAGCCCGTCGACCAGGGCGAGAAACGACGGGAAGGTTCAGAGACTAACGGCTGAGTAGCCTGGCACAATAAGCCGTATAGCGCCCGGCATCCTCCCTGATCCAAATCATGCAGGATGATGAGATAGTCCACCACCACCAGAAATGGCGGAGCATGGGACGGGACGGACGGGTACATGACGGTCAACACCGTCGATCTGGGCGCGACCCTCGGTGACATCTCGATCGAGATGGCTACCGAGGAGTACTATCCAGACCTGGCGCAGGCCCGCGGGCCTGTCAGTGGGACCGGCAAAATCGTGGGTGGAACGGGCAAGATCACCGTCACCATGTCCGAGTGGAACTTTACCGTGCTGAAAACGCTGTTCAGCTCAGGGTATAGCTCGGACACCAACAGCGAAGTAGTCGGCAGCGGCTCGCTGGGCACAATCACAGAATTGACCGATGTGATTGTCCTGGGCCAGGTCCGCAATGACAACAAGGCGTTCCGGGTCACCATCCCGAAGGCGCGGGCCACCAGTCCGGTGGCGACCGATCTCAAGGAAGGCGAAGAGTCGGGGCTGGCAGTCACCTTCGAGGCGCTGTTCACCACGGCCGCGCCGAAGACCATGCCGATGTGGATCGAGTTCAGTGTAGCGTAATAGTGGCAACGCTATAGCGATGGTAGTGGCACGACGGTAGCCTGACGCTGCGCGACAGCGCAAAAGCCGTCTTATCCCACTGCCATGTAGGAGAAGCAAACATGGCACAAGAAATCCTCAATCTTGACGAAATCCTGGCCGAGCGGCCTGAGCGGATCATCCACTGGCGCAACCAGGACCACCCCCTGGCCGGGCTGACCGGCGCGGCCTACCTGCGCTTCCTGTTGCAACGCAAAAAGTTGGAAAAGGCCCAGAAGGACGGTGATGAAGCCGCTCAATGGGAGATGAACATGGAGATCATCGGCATCCTGGCGCCCAGCCTGGCAAACAACCGGGAGGATTTGCTGGCCCTGCCCATGGCCACGTTGGACAAACTGGTGCGCTTTGTGATGAGTGAATTCAGCGCGTTGGAGGCCGAGACCGCTACGGCGGCGGGGCCGACGAGTGAGGCGGGCAAGTCTGCCGACGTGGGGGAATCGATATCGCCCTGATGTACGGGCGGTTTTGCCAGGCATACCCGTACACAGCCGAAACGGCGCTGGCGATGCCGTGGCGGCGTTTTCTGGCGCTCTATCGCCAGATTGACCGGCTGCAGGCTGAAGAGGACTTGCGGGCGCTGCTGGTCGCGGGGTTCGGGGCCAACCCGGGCGAGCGCGGCCGGGCCTTCCAGGACTATGCAAAACGCCTGGAGCTACGGGCCGGCATCGACCGGCGCAAGACCGCAATCAGCTCCTTGGTGGCGGGCGTGATACCCATGGCCACCATCGAGGCCGAACCCGGCAGCATCCGGGCTGAGCTGGAACGATTACGGGCAGCAGAAAATGAACGACAACGGCAACGGACCGCACAAAAAACAGCCGGCGTATGAGGTGCGCTGTCCGGCCTGCCATGCGCTGTTGTTTATGTCTGTCAAGCCGTGGGAGTCAGTGCGGATGGATTGGGCCGAGATTGCCACAAAATGCTGGCGGCGAAGTTGTGGTTTGGTGCTTGGCTATCGCCGGGCGAAAGAGGAGCTATTGCAATGAAAGCTCCTCTTCCCAAGCCATGCCATCTGTCGCATACCGGGCGGTGAGTCGTGACGCTATCATTGGGTAGTGCCATATTTTCCTTGGTCGCAGATGCAACGCAGTTCAACAAAGAACTCAATGCAGCCGAGAACACGGCCGCGGCCTGGAACAAGCGGATCGGGGCCGCCTTCCTCTCAGTAGGCGCCGCGGCCACTGGCCTGATCACAGCCACGACCTTGACCGCGGCGCGCACCGAGGTGCTGGGCACGTCCCTGGAGGTCGTTGGGCGCAACGCTGGCTATACCAAGGCGCGCCTGGATGAACTGACCGAGTCTGTCAAATCCCGCGGCATCACGACCCAGAAAGCGACCCTGGCCCTGACGCGTTTCATCCAAAGCGAACTGGATGCGGCCCAGGCCACCGACCTGGCGCGCGTTGCGCAAGATCTGGCTGTTATCTCGGGTGAAAACTCCTCGCAGGCTTTCGAGACCCTCACTCAGGCCATTGCTGCCCAACGCCCCATCCTGCTGAAGCAATACGGAATCGTTCAGGAGCTCAACCAGATCTACGAACGCGCAGGCAAGACCTTGGGTATCTACACGCAAACGGTAAACGCCAACGGTGAGACATCGGGGCACTGGTCGCGCGAGCTCACCGAGGTCGAAAAGAAACAAGCCTTCCTGAACACGATCCTGGCAGAGGGCGCCAAGGTCACTGGCGTTTACGAAGAGGCGATGGGCAACGCGGGCAAGAAGTTGACCAGCCTGCCGCGCTACTTCCAGGAAGCTGCCAACGCTATCGGGCAGCACTTCTTGCCCATCATGGGCGCGCTGATCGACGCTCTATCAGACGCGCTGACGTGGTTCGTTGCGCTGGATACACCGACCCAGCGTTTCATCTCGCTGGCCCTGGGTGCTACGGCCGTGATTGGCACCCTGACTGGCGCAGTGCTACTGCTTGGCCCACCACTTCGGGGTCTGATGGCAACCCTGGCGGCCACCAATCTGTTGGCCGCATTTTCGCTGATCCCTTCTATCACCAGCTTGGGTTCGGCATTCACCCTGCTATTCATGGCAATCAATCCGGTGGTTCTGGCCCTGGCGGCCGGCGGGATGATCATCGCCGGCTTGATGATGCTCAAAAATCAATCAGATGCCGCTGCTGCGGCCACCGCCGCCTTGAAGGTCAAGATTCTCGACACGTCCGTATCATACGGAGACTACCGCCTGCAAATGATCGAGGCAGGATTAGCTAACGGCATACTCACACAGGCCGTCTATGATCTCATTACTGCACACAAGGAACAGATTGCCGTAGTCCAATCGATGGAGTTCATTGACAAGATCAATGCTTGGGCCGCGCAACTCGATGTATTGAAATTCAGTTTGCAGACGGTAGATACCGGTCTGGCTGGCATGAATGCTGCCAACGCCGCCCATAACACTGTGCTCCAGCGCCAGATTGAAGACACCAAACAACAGATCATCCAGTATGCCGCACTCAATCCGCTGTTCGCAGACCTGGCGCTAAAGATGGGCTTACTAACCGATGCAGAGCGGCAGCAAGTCATCATCTTGCGAACATTGGATCAAGCGAATCAAAAAGTCATTGACCAACACAATGAACTCAAACGAGTTGTGGAACTGACCCAGACCATTATCAAAGCTGATATTCCACTAGTCTGGCAAGAGAAGCTCCTCAATGGCACAAAAGAGCAGGTCATCGAATCGGCAGCACTCAGCAAGACATTTTCAGACCTGGTTGTGTCATTGGGTTTGCTGGGAGACGCCGATATGGAGCAGGTGGAGGCACTGCGGGCGGTTATTGACGAGAACAAACGCTTTGAAGAAGTTCAGGCGGAACTCAGTACAATCATTCAAGCCGCCACACAGGAGTGGGACGGCTACTACTCGGATTTCATCCGCAACGTTGTGGAACGGACCCAGGTCCTGGTCACCGATCTGCCGACGATGTGGCAACAAATGCTCGATGCCATCATCGACGCCACGCGCGAGTACAAATACGATGCCGAAGCCGAAGTGATGGATCACTTCGCCAAGTTGCAAGACGAGTATGCGCGGCACGCCACCAACATCGCTCAACTGGAATCGCAGAAGGATGCCGCGCTAGATGCTTTGAGCCGCGAGGCCAAAGCGGCCGAGGAACGGCTGACCGCGGCGCACGACGAGGTCGGACTGGCAAATCTACGCACGGCAACCAAGGCCAAATACAATTCCATCCTCCAGTACTACAATGCCCGGATCAAGACCGAGCAGACAGCCCAGGCCACGCTGCTGCAGACGGCGGCTGTTTATCTGGAAGCTACGCTCAAAATCACTGAAGCCCAACTCAAAAACATCTACGCGGGCTATCAGGACAACGCCATCGCCATGATGGAGACGGCCACCGGTGTCTACTCGACCATCACGGCTGAGATCCTGGGCGCCGCCGAAGCGCAACGTCAATTGGCGGCCGGCCAGGCGCCCAACTTGGCCGCAATCCTGGCAGTCCAGGCACAAGTTCAGAGTGCCTACGACGCCATCCAGCAGGCCGGCGTAGACGCCGCCAATCGGGCCACCGCCGAATACAACGCCTGGCAGGGCGCCACCGTAAACCTGAATGATGCGCTGGGCGATCTGGGTTCTGAGTTAGACGGCGTAGCGCATAGCGGCAGAGACGCTGGTGATAGCGTGCGCACCGTTTTCAAGAACCCAGTCGAGGAAGCCGCCAAGGCCGTCCAGGCCCTGGGTGACATGGTCAAACAGGCGACCGAGGCATTTGACTTGCTGGCCGAATATGGCGGGCCAAAGGCGGGTTGGCAGGATGCCTTTGCCCGTGTGCTGGACAATGTCAAACTGATGATCACCGAAGCGAGTACAGCCGCCGAATCGCTGGTCGCCTCTGGGTTGTATGCCATTGAGGACCCGGAAAAGGGTACCGGACCGCTCTCACGGCTGGTATCATTCGCTAAGGCAGTCTCCGATACCGCCAGCATGATCACGAACGTTGCCGAAGGTATCGACGCTGTCTCGGCTATGAAGGCGGCGGAAAATATCGATGACCTGATTATCCACATCGCCGACATCGCGGGACAAATGGCCCGAGCCGTCAAGGCGCTCGCGGTCGGCGAGTTGGCCGAGCTGGGTGAGGACTTTAGTATCTTTGCAGACGCACTGGATTCGGCCGTTCGGCCACTCTCGGATGTACTTAAGTTTTGGGGTGACTTGGACAAGTTCATCCAGAGCGGTGCGCTACATGGCGTCGGTGAGGCTGATGCAGGCGCTCGCATCGCGGCTATGATTGCCTCAATGGCCTCCACGCTCGGCATCATGGCCACCGAACTACAGCGCGTGCAAGGCTGGAGCCAGTTCGAGAGCCTGGGAGAGAGCTTCGA